TTGCCTGCGGGGTGCGTCTTCCTCTTTCCTGGAATTCCTCCCATGCGGCAGGAATATCAGGGAATGAAGTCACTTCGCCTTCCGCGTTCTTTGGGGCAATCTTGCGAATGTAATCCACGAACTCGGAGCGTGTCTTTCGTGCAGTCGGAGAATTTGAAGAAAGGTCTACGTTAAAGGTTTCTTCAATGTCCTCAAATGAGGAATCAAGCTCTTCCTGTGCTTGTCTATCTTCTTCGCTTGCTCGTTCTGCTTGGGCGCGGAACTCTGCGAGAGCCTTTTGTGCGCCTCGCTCTTCCAATGAACCCAATGCTTTACGGAAGTCTTTGACTGCGGAGAGCTTTTCGGGAGTATCGTTGCCGATAATCCGTACTAGGACATCTGTAATCTCATCTTCCGTTTCTTTCGTGAAAGTCTGCGTTTCCGTAGGCTTCACATTCTCTAAAGCCTTTGCTATCTGTTTTTCAACATATCGCTGGACTTTAGGGTCTTTGTGGAATGGAATAGGCTTTTCTTCCTTTTCTTCTTCCACCGTTTCTTCCTTTGTTTCCTCTTCAGGAGCGAAAGGGTCGTTCTCAGTTTGAAATGGGTCAGCTTGTGGCTTATCCAATCCATCTAAGAACTCTGATACTTCACTTTTTTCGTCGGGCATAATTTTTTAGCTGGCTTTTTCAGGGAAAGACAGAAACCTATTATGTTTAACGATTTACAGCAGGTTGTTTTACCTTACGGCGGGCACAACCGAGAAAGCCCATACTCTCTATTCAATTGTCAAAGAACGGTCTGCTTACTTCTTCTTCTTGCTGTCCGGCTTCTCTGCAACTGCTACTTTTACCTGCGCTACGCCCGTTCCCCCGCATTCCAAACAAGGTTCATGGGTTATCTTATCGAGTCCTCTTGTGCAATTTCCGCAATTTGTCATAGTTATTTTTTCTTATTTGATAATGCTTTCTCTACTCCACTGATTCGACCTTTATTTTTGGATGCGTAAAATACTTTTTCTCCCTTCTCTTCGCCATATTCTTTTTCCATGGCGTGTTTTATTTTTGAACCTTTTTTAGTGAGTGGCATGGTTATTTTGTGGCGGGTAGATTAACCCAAGGAATTATTTAGATTTTCTCAATGGATATTGAGATAAACCTCGGTAGGTTGCCTTATGAACAGACGGAAGTTTGATTACTTTTATGTTTTGCATGGATTATTTACTTCTATTTTTAGAATAAGAACGAGCTTCTTCTTTGCTACCAAATCCATGTCTTATAGAATCCTCAGTACCCTCTTTTTTCTTTCCTGGTATATAAGCCATGTAGCCACCACGAGAAGATTTCATCGTTGCTCTCTGTCCTGGGCGAGGTTCCTTCCCCATCTTCGCGTGTATAGCTTTTGATTGAAGTGCTTTATCGTGTGATTTCATTGTGGTAATTTTTGAGTGTTAATTGGAACTTGTGATAATGCTGACGACGCGGGCGGAGCGGATAATGGACTTGGTACCGCTCCTTCCTGTTGAGGCGGGGGCGCACCACCAGCGGGACTAATGCCAGGCTGTTGTGGTTGAACTTCGGGGAAGTAAGTGGCGGCGTACTGCTGAGGGTTCGTGCTCCACATAACAAGACGCTTTGCTGAGTTCATCGGGTCGGGGTCGTCAAGTTCTTTCATCAGTCCTATAGGGTCAATAGCCTGATTCTCCCATCTCTGCATGGCAAGGTTCTGTTGGCTTATCTCATCCTTTGGCTTCATTGAGTTCGGAGCCACGCTTATCACGAACTTGCGCTCCATGTTCGCTGAAGTAAGAGCGACATACTCAACTCCTCTCGCGTTTCCCATAACGGCACCGTAGTGCTGTTCATCATAGAAAACGCAATAGAGCTGAGCGAACCAGTTGAAAGCGGTCTTTGCGACGCCTTCAAGCGAGTCTCCCACGCCACCTCCTGTTCGGGACGTGTCGTGTTCTTGGTTGAGTATCATGCCTCTCGCGGTGGTATCTTCATTCGGTTTCTGAGCTGATGTACCAAGCGTTCCGTAAATTGAACGGAGCTTTGTCTCATCATTCTCTTGTGCGCGGAATACTGATTCGGGGATATTGTCAGCGGGGATACGCTTCACTGCGTGCTCTACATCGCCATTTGGTACGAGGATAAATCCTTCTTCATAAAAGCTCTGTACTGCCTGTCCTGCGGTTTCTTGAGTAAATGCCTGGCCAGAGAGAACGACTGAGTTGTTTGCAGACGCAAGGTTCTTGCTTATCTGGTCGTTCCGTTCACTGATACGGTCTTGATTCGCAAGGTTCTGTTCAAGTAAGTTCGTGAAATCAAATGGTTGGTCTTGGAGAGAGAATACCGAAAGGAAAGTATAGGGCATCTTCGGCACTGCAAAGTGGTTTACCTCTACCGATTCGGCAGGAAGCCCGAACTGGTCTTTCTGTTTCTTGGGATAGTTGAAAAACTCGTTCTTATGTTTGTCTAATACGACATCTTGGAATGTAGAGAAACAGTAATCGTCATTCCACCACTCAGTGTAGACAAGTTTTGTGCCTAGTTTGGCGTTTGCTTTAAGTGTCAAATAGGTTGCATGTTTAGGAAACATATCAATCAACTCTGCGGCTGATTTTTCGATGCGCTCTCCCACGAATGCTCCTTTGAAATCTCCGAACTCGTCTATATATCCATCGGGGTCAAGAATGAAGTTCTGTGGCTGTCTGACTTCGAGTGTTATCTCATTGGTCTTTTCATCCCATCCGTACTTCAGAATGGCCGTGAAATACATTGACCAATGCCACACCATAACGCCAAGTTTCCTCCGAAGAGAGAAAATCTCAGCATGATACTGAAGCATAGTCTTGAGGTCATTTGAGGCAATCTTGCCTTCTTCGGTGTTATCGCTAAAGACAACCGGTTCAGGATTCTCAGCTAATGCTTGAGGAACGAACGTAGCGGTTGCTTCAAATAGCAAGTTAGATGATACAGGCTTATCATCCTGGCTCGTATTGCTTTTCTGAAGTCCTCGTAGGTATGCCTTGTTGCGTTGCTGACGGGCTTTTATCTTAGGAAGATACCCTGCGCTTTTGTTTTCATATTCCTCCTTCAATTCCAAAAGCTCTTCATCGCTCATCGGGAGCTTGAGTACATCGTCGTAGTCGCTATCTATTCCTTCCTCAAGGTCTTGAGAAGACTGAACCTTGTTGACATCATCACCGATTAAGTCGGCGACCCCTGCGATGTTAGCTTCAAAACTATCCATTTAAATTAAAAAGAGGGCGCAACCGTTTCCGGCAACGCCCCCCAGTGTTTGGGTTAGACTATACGGGTACTATACTACAGGTTAGTCAATACCCGTTATCGTGTGGCTGTGTATAACCATTAGCATATGTCCAAAGCTCACGCTTGATGTTCTTCAAGGCTCCCGAGTTATCGAACGATAATATGGCTTTTCCGTTCTGAATATCCCATACCCCCGATTGAAGCATAAAGCCGAAATCATCATAGTATTGCTGGAATAATAGGAACATTGCCGCATCATGGCGGGTCATTTGAACCGTGGTCAATGCTTCATTATTTCCTTCATCCATATTAAAAGTCTACCAATCCTTCTATTTGCTTATTATTGAGCCTTCTAGCGGGAATTATACCACTCACTGTAGTGCTCAATGGTATACCTTGCATAAATCCACGGTCTTTCTTTACAAACACTGCTGTTTCAGTGGCAAATCTGTCCATGCCGACTAGGCAATAGAGCATTGTATGGCAGAAATGGTCGTGGCCATTTCGTTTCCAAATAAGCTCTGCGCCATAGTTTGAGGCTACATCCTTGCCTGGGGCATTCGTTGAAATCTTAATCTCTCTATAGACATTATCAAAATGTTTAGCCCACGGTGTCCATTCCTCTACCGTGCCATCCAACCTAATACGCCCAGTATCCCTGAGCTGTTCAACCATAAGCTGAAACATGCGGTTGCGGTCTACGATAACAATACCGAGGTCTTCTACGGTTTCGCCCCACCTAATCACTTCCCCGGACTTGCGGTCTTTGCGGTAATAGACGAGGTATACACGTCCTGGATACTTTGCTTGAAGCTTTCTAATGCCTATTAGGTCGCCCCCTTGGTCTGCAATTATGACTGAGTTATCCCATCGAAGTAACAGCTTCTCTAGCTCTGAATACGGGTCATGGTCGGCTGAAGGTGGCTTGCATTGGCCGTAATGGAAAACTCCCTGTTTATTCATGCATGTGTAATGAATAGGAAGTCCCGTGTCCACGCCTATGATTATCCTGTCGTTCTGCTCGTTCACTTCCTTGACAACATTCTTCAATACTGTCTCGCTTGTTATTTTGTTCTCTGACCCAACATACGGAAGCCCGAGGACATAGTTATAGA